TTTAGTCCGTCAGTGTCAATAAATACACCGTCAGGAACTACCTTAGCAATAACTTGTTGTAACTTCAAGTGTGTCATCTGAATTAAATCAGCAAAAGGAATCATTCTCTTAACAAGAGACTCTATATTTCCTTTATACATTCTTGGAGCAACCGCTACGTAATTAGGTATAGCGTGCTGTGAAGCTGATTTAGGTCTAACCATGTTACGAGACAACTCCCACTTCAACATGATATTAGTACCCATAACCATTACACCGTCATACCAAACATCGATAGTCTTCTCTATTTTTTCAAAACGACCCTCTTCCATCATCTCTTGTGGAGGATTGAATGTATCGTCTTTTTCTATCATTTTAAAACTTCCGTCTTCAAGTATCTTTTTCTTATATACTATCTTCTTGGTTGTCTTATAGTTTACATATAATAAAGTAGCCGTATCATTACTGAATAAGCTATTATTATAAAATTGAGCCGAATTATAATAATCATACCACGACTGACTGTACTTAGAAATTTCTTCTAAATCTTCATTGGTAAGTGTAGGATCTATTTTAACAAGTTCTGTAATCGGAACAGTCTTAATTTCCCCCCAATAAAAACAGTCCTTAAAGTAAGGATCCTCTGTGTAGCTATACACTACATTAGCCGGATCAACATACTCTATTCTTACTCCGTCACCAGGAAGGAACATGTGCTTAGCCATACCGATACCAATTGTAGCGATATCGTAGTCTACTCTCTTTCTAGTTTCGTTATATTTATTTTCGTCAAGTACAGTATTAATAGCCTCTTCTTCGGCTATCTCAATAGCAGGCTTGTACTTAAGCTGCATATATAATGAAAGCTCCTCGTCATTCTCAGGTAAGTCATCAGGATTAGTATCAAATGCATTAACACCAAACTGCTCCTTAACTTGAAGTAACATGTCCTTAGATACCATATCAGCCTGTATCATGTCCTGATACTTAGATCTCTTGTCCATAGACATGGCGTCCTGAGCGTAGGCCTTAGGCTTAAATAATCTATCGTTCATTCCGTTAACAACGATGTCAACGAACTTAGGTATAATAGGTACCGGAGTAAAGTCAAGGTTAGTATGAGACAAGTCACCATCAACGGCTATCTGGTCCTTATACTTACCTATAGACTGCTCACCCCTTGCGTATAATCTTAGTTTATGGAAGTTACCCCACTGATCATAGAATCTTGAGTTATTCCCGTCCTTTCTAAACCACTCGTACTGAATACTTTGTGATATCTGCAATCCATACTCAAAGGTTTCCTTTTCCCTGTCTGAAGCAAACTGGTTTGGAAAAGCAGTTGCAGGTATATTTATTTTTACGTCTTTCATTTATCTAATAAGTTCACTTCTAGTTCCTGAGTTATTATACTTTGCAAAATTAACACTTATTTTCGACTCTTTCTTTGCCGCCAAGTATATGTTCTTCTGATTGGCCATAATAGCTAGTCCTGAACTGATTGCGGCGTCAAATTTAGTCCTGTTATTTATATCAAATTTAGCCCACTCCTCTATAGTTCTAGTGAAGTACATATCACCCATCTCGTCAGAGTCTCTGTAAGTTCCTTCAGTATCCATTCCGACATACTTTTCTATATAAGATTGAATAGCGGCCGCGTGCGACTGCTTAACATCTTCAGATGAGTTTGGTATTCCTCCAAGCTCACGCTCTGTCTTTGATAGGTTGGTAAAGTGCTTATCAGGCCTATTCATTGAAAATCCTCTGTACCCTCTATTCTTAAAGTGATATAAAAGCCTAGGTTTATTATTCTCTACTAGAATTGGCATTCCATAAAATATGCAGGCCATAAGAACCTCTTCGAAGAATATCTCTGCCGTCTGAGGACGAGCTATATACTCAAGGAAGAAATGGTTACTAGGAGCATTATCCATATTAAACTTAGTAAGTCCGTGCAGAGATCCGTTAGATCCTCCGCCTCCGACAGTTCCGGATATATCGTAAGGGTCACAACCAAAAGCGCCAATGTGCTCATTACCAGGGTACTTGTTTCCATTTTTATAAACTACTTGGTTCTGCATTGCTGAATTAGGAATCCACGAAACAAGGAATCTACCCCTTGGATCTGGAGTCCAAATAACCTGAGTATCCTTCTCTCCATTCTTCCAGTGAAACGATCCTCTAGTTAGTATCTGATCTCTGATTAGAGAGTCGTTATAGTCTATCTGTTGATAGATCTTTGTTAAGTTAAACAAAGACGCCTTGCTCTCATCTCTAAACGCGTGAGACTCTGTTCTGGAGAACTGTCTATAAAACTCATTCAATGCGTCTGCATCATTCTTTAAAGATGCAACCTCATTCTCCCAGTAGTCTATAGCTCCATTTGTTATTAGTCTTCCATCTATACCGGTTACCGGAGTTTCTGGCTTTCTAAATACTGGCATTCCGTATCTGTCAATATAACCCTCGAAGTTCCACTCCATTGGAATATATAATGAATACATTCCGGATTTTGTCTGTCCGTTCTCATTACGTGTTTTTATATTTGAGTCCTCGTATAGCTTCTTGAAATTAGATCCACCCTTAGCAAGCGCGTTAGGAGTTGACCCCATCATACACTTACCGATAATTCTACTACCTAAACGAAGACAAGTCTTTCTAACTCGCCATCCGTTAAGAATATTATTAGGAGCTTCTAATTTACCAGACTCGTCCTCAACAAGAAATATTAGTTTTTCCCCATCATAACTGTTATCAGACGTGTTCTTCCAGTCAATAGACGTATCGAGACCTTCTAATTCTGTATCTGAATTTTCATACATATTCTTCTTTGTGATCTTCGAAGCAGGTACTCTAAAGGCAAGCTCTGTTTTTGGCTTGTCCATACCGTCCATAATAGGCTTAAAAAAGAATGGATAGTTACTAGATATAGGAACGACTTTATTAGTAAACATTGTCTTAGCATCACCACCCGTCTTAGACTGTATACCAATCCTAGCATCCTTAGCAAGCGTACCTATGTTTACACCTTCAGACGAAGCCATAAAAGAGAATCCAGAACGTCTAATCTTTAGGTAGACCATACCGAAGCACCTGTCGTCTGCACGACACGCCTCCCAATAAATAAAAAATATTCTATTAGCCTCACGAAAGTCAGGAAGACCGACGTCAATCTTTGTCCACTGACAGTACATGTAGTGAGATCCGGTCATATAAGTCTCCACTCCATTACTCATGAAGAAGAACCCGTTCTCTCTTCTGTCGAACTCAGTCTCTATATAGTCAACCCACTTAGACTTGAAATCATTAGGCATATCATGCCAATGAAATATAGACTTTATTTTATCTAACTCCTTAGGATATTCGAATGGTTGCCAGTACTGATTTTCTTTTTTCTTATCTCTAGAGTATACTACGTCTGGATTTTTAGGCAGAGCTATAAGTAGTCCGTTTATATTATAAACCTCACCAATAGTTCCGTTCTTAGATATAACAATCATGTTATACTTCTCGTCGTATCCGTACTGCCAAGACTTTTTATTATTCTTGTTGGCTAGTACAGTTGGCGGAATATGGTTCTTTACAACTGAGTATAAATTATTTTGATCGTTTTTCTGCAAATCCCTGTATTTTAGGTTCTGGCTTAGCTACTTCCTTAGGATCCTCATTTAGTTTTTCAGATTCTTGCTCTATTCTGTTAAGAATACTAAAAGCATCTTCTATAGCTAAACGTTTGGTTGCCGCGGCATTTTTTAGTTTGTCAGATGACAAGTCATCGTCTCCACCTCTTATAATTGTATCTTCAGCAACTTTAATGAGTTCTTCAACTGCTTTGTAACCAGCCGCTATGATACGCTCTTTTATGTCTTTTAATTCCATTTAATTGTGATGTTATTAGTAAACATCCTGTATAGTTTTTGATCTTCTATAGTAAAAGGATATTCACTATCTGGTTCAAATGCAATTTCATCTCCGACATTAAGTCCTAGAGATAGTAGTTCGTTATTTATATAAGCAATAGTTCCTATAAGAGGCTCTTCCTTACAGTTCTTTTTAATTATTGATTCTTTTGATTCTGTAGGTTTAATAAAGCAGTACTTAGAGTGCGCCTTCCATACATCGTTATGTTTGTACATAAAGAACTGCTCCTGATCAACAAAGAAAAGATCGTCCTTAAAGTAGCTTGCGCCACTCTTTTCTCTTCCTTTCATGTCGTAATACAGCTTAAATACATTATGGTGTACTAATAACGTGTCTCCTTTAGTTATCTCTCCTGAGTAGTTAATAGGCGTCTCTATCACCTCTGCATATCTATTTGAAACCGTATGGTCCTCTTGAGATACGCTGGTAATTAATTCAAGTCCTCCTATCTCTTTGATGTTATCATATCGTCTACCATTTAATGGTTTAACGATAAACATATTTGGGGATTTCATTAGAAGTTTATGTTATACTCTATAGATATAGGCATATTAGAATTAAACTCCTTCCAAAGAAATACTTCGTCTTCCTTCTCTATCCAGATCTTAATTCCTCCTGTCATATCATCTAGTCGTATGTGATGTATGGTGTGAGAATTATTCAATACAGGCTGACCTACAATGTAATGCATACCATTACTCTTGTAGTCAGCTCCTATTGTTATTTTTCTAATATCGAACATTATGCTTCTTGCTCGACTTCAGAGATTTCCCCTGTTTTAATATCTATAGAGATATTCCCTCCATAAACTTCAGACAATTCCTTTTTAAACTCTTCTCTCTTAACATACTGATCGTTGATCTGTCTAAGTACGTCAGATTTCTTGAATTCAAATTCAGTTACCAACTGTCCTAATGCTTCGTTAGCCTTTACAAAGAATCCTTCAAAGTTTTGTAACTTGATTAATTCTTTTTCTTCAATTTTTTTTAAGTCCACTTTTTTCATTTTGATTTAAATTTATTGGCAAATATACAAAATTATTTTTTAATGTACAATTTTTAAAACATCTGCCGTTCTGTATACTCTACCAACTGCTAGTCCAGCTGTAACTGCCGCTGCATTATCTGCATACTCAGGCACTCCTGTTAGTGAGGGAGTGTTTAATATTAAAAGGTTCTGTTGTAGAAAACTAATTACATCAGCAAACGTGAAGTTTTTAGTTTCTAAACTATTCTCAGCGTCAGTTCCGACCAACTTGTCGTCTACTGTAATTTCGCTGTCGTCTGGTAATTGACTGATCTTTGTCATACTAGTTACTCTACTACTGGGGTTTCTTCAACTACTACTTCCTCAGAAACTACTTCTTCTACGATTGGCTCTGGAATTGATTCTGGTGGAACATATTCTCCTGTGATTACAAGATTCAATTGTTCTGCAATCCAATCCCAAGCATAGTTATCAACTGTCCAGTCAGCATAAGCTTCTCCTGTCATAGTTAAGTTACCTTGAGCTAATTGCGTACTTACATTACCTTCTACTGTTTCGGCAAATAATCCATACCAGAATGTTGCAGATGTATTCAATGCTACATTTACTGCATAAGCGTTTAAAAGAGTTGCTTGTTGTACTGTTCCGTTATCCCAAATGGATACTGCTTCGATTGTTTTCATTATTGTTTGTTTTCTAGGTTATTTATTCTTTGTTCTAAATTATTTATCTTTTCTATTGCTTCTTGTAATGCTGCTGTTAGCAATGGTACTAATTTTGATTGATCTATTCCTTGATATTTAGGAGATCCATCATAATCCAATTCATCTTTTTCTCCTGTTACCGCTTCAGGTATTACCTCTTGTACTTCGTGAGCAATGAATCCATCAACTATTTTTGTAGGTTCATTAATGAAATTAAATCTACAAGGATTTAAAGCATTTAATCTATCTATAGCATACTGTATTGGCACAACGTTTTCTTTTAACCTATAATCGGAAGAAGTATTATACGCTGTAGACGTTGTTGTACAGGTTATAGTTCCGACAGCCGTTGAAGAGTTAAAGAATTGCATTGCTCCTAAACTAGTACTATATAATCCGGTCACAATTTTTATACCAGTCCCATAATTACACGCGTCAAACGTAGCTGTGACAGCTCCGTAAGTATTGCCGCTTCCCGCCGCGTTAAACTTAGAACCAGTAACTCCGTTTGTGCCTGAATGATTAACTATTAATCCAACTTGATTACTAGGGGGCGTTATAGTTACATTGTTACTAAAAGTAGAACTTCCTCCACTATCAATAGACAAAAGAACACTTGATGATGAATTTAAAAATCTAAACCCTCCCCCGGCTTCAGTTTTTTGGAACACCATATTACCATCATCTTTTATGTATCCACTTTGACCTGATGTTCTTGTTGAATGAAAATAAAGAAATGGAGTTGTTGAAGAGTTAACGGTAACGCTTGTTGTAAATCTTCCGTTACCTGCAACATCTAACTTATACCCTGCGTCTGTTGGTGATGAACCTATGAATACGTTTCCGTTTCCAAATACACGCACTTTTTCAGTACCCTGCGTAACAAGAGAAATATAACCAGCCCCTCCGGTACTATTCCTTGTACCTAATGCTAATGAATCATACGAGTTTCTTCTTTGTTCTATAAAACCATATACTGTAGTACCGCCGTCAGCATTAAATGTCATTCTTGCAGCCACATCTTCGCTAACAGAAGTGTTAGATTGCCTTACGTGTATTGCGGAAAAATCTGATGTTAATCCATTACCGTTGGACTGTAATACATCTAATTTACCACTCGGACTTGTTGTTCCTATTCCTACGTTACCGCCTGAAGTGATGCCTAATCTAACAACAGAATTATTTCTATCTATAATAGCTAATCCTCCATCATCAACAGAATTAATATCAACTGAAAAATCCCACTGTTTTGTGCCATTTCTGTTTAACATAGATAGAGCATTAGTTAGAGTTGAATTTTCTCTTAATGTTAAAACAGTATTAACATACGGACTTGCAGTACCAATTCCAACGTTGCCGCCTGAAGTGATACGCATACGTTCGGTTGCATTAGAGTAAATTAAGAAATTATTATTACTCAT